GAGGGAGGAAAGTTCGCATCGCCAGAATAATCGATGATTTAATCGACAACATGGATACCATCAAATGAACCAATACGATCTCGACAAGTTGATAGAACTGCGTCAACAAATCAAAAGAATTAATCAAGCCGCAATGCGATCCATCTTCAATTCAGAAGCCACGCAAGTTCTAGAAGATTTAATACAGAAATGGGAGAATGAAATAAACTTTACAGATAGTAAAAAATCGTTATCTTTAAGCCACCATCTAAATATCAATCAAAGGAAGAAATAATGGAACTTCTAAAAATTCACGGATTAATCACAAACATAACCCAGCATTATTCAGCTTTCGCTGTAAACACAGAAGGCCAAAATACCTTCATAACAAACAATCTCGCACGGTTCCTACAATTAACAGTGGGAGATCAAGTGCTAATGGATGTGGTGCCAAACCATCCAGACAAGGCCGAAACCATACCGTACCGAGCAGTCGGCTGCGTTAAGCTCAAGGAAAGCCTGCCAGAGGAAGAGCCACAGGACGAGCCAGAGCCAGATAATGGTGTGCTGGATCAGCTTCTGAACGAGTGGACAGAGCAAAAGCAATCGCCACAAGAAATAATGGGAACAATCAAATTTCTGCTCAAAGCCGCCGACACGTATCTCATAACTTCAGAGGTAATAGCCGCATACCGAGAGGAGCATCCAGACCAAACAGATGTCAGCAATAAAGACATTAACAATGCCTGCCACCGCCTGTTTAAACAGTCAAAAATTGCAAGGGCTGAAGTTTGGGCAAAGCCAGATCAATCAAAGTGCAGCTATAATTTGTGGGCATTCGATGCATCACGGTTCACGCTATGAGCTTAGAGCGCATCGAAGAGTTGGGTCAAATTCTGTCAAAACTTGACCTGACAATACAGCACATGCTGTCGTGCAAAATAACGCCAGATGACTTTCCAGACCTCAATGACGCGCTAACCATGCTAGAGGAAGCCAGAGGAATGCTGAGAGAAACATATCAAAACGTCAGGACAGACTATGACCGAAATTGACATAAAAGAAATCTTGGAAGCAATGCCAGACGAAATGAGCAACACCCAAGTGATGGCAGTAATCGCAACAATCATACACTCATATGATCTAGATCACATGTTTCCAGAAATTATGGTCGGCGCTGGGGAGGCGCTGTTTGATATCCACAGAAATCCAGAAAAAAGGGAAATGCATTGACCAGACACGCAATTAAACGAGAGCAGTTCACAGTCGATCACCTGACATTTGAACTGACAGACACGACATACGCAGTGATAGCTGGGGAGGCCGTACACGCTAAAGATCGACGCCCACTGTTCACAAGCACCATAACAAAAGGCATCGCCACAGAATTGCGTAGGCTGGCTCACCATTTTGATGAACGGGAGGATGAATTGTGACCTATAAAATAAATGGAATTGAAGCAATCGCAATAGCCGCAACATTCGTTCACGAAAACCCCGACATCCAACCAAAAGATCGTCGTAGAATAATGGCAAAAATGCTTGAGCCAATGATCGAAGAGCTATTCGGCAGCGATTACGAACCATATGAAGATCAGGAGGATAAATTATGATCATTAAATCTTGGCAATTCAGAGGATTTATGAGTGCAGAAATGCCGCCGAAATGGCTGGAGCCAGAATGCTCAAAACGTGCGGGAAGCGCACACCTGTGGATACACACGCAGGAAGGTGAGACGGGCGCAGCGTCAGGGCAGTGGGTCGCCGTGAATCTGCGAGGCCACGTCAGCATACACAACACAAAGCCCGATGGCTGGGGCAGGGAGGTTATCGCAGGGGCTGCTTTCGTGGTGCTTGTCGCGGCTGTCCTAATAATTATGTTGGCGATGTAATGGAGGACTTTAATGTAAAAATCACCGTCAGGAATAATAGATTGCTACAGGCAATCCGTAAAAAATATGAATCCGTGGCAGAATTGTCGAGAAAAATGGGCCGAAGTCAGGGGGCAGTTAACGCTCTCGTAACTATGAAAATTAAACCTATAAACGAAAAAGGCTGGACAAACCTTGCGTTTGATGTAGCCGCAATGGTCGGAAAAGAGCCAGTGGAAATATGGCCAGAACACTTGCAAGATATCAGGCTATCAACATCAACGTCCGAATTTACTATCGATATGGATGGCGTGAAACAAATAATGTCAGACAACTCAACAGAGAAAATGATAGCCCACTCGCAAGTGTTGCAGCAACTTGATACTCGACTAACCGACAAGCAGAAAAAAGTAATAGATATGCGCTTTAAACAAAATATGAGCCTAGAAGAAACTGGAAAATCTTTAGGATTGAGCCGTGAGCGTGTGAGGCAAATCGAATGCAAGTCTTTACGAATGATGAAATATGATGCCAAGGTTAATGGATACCTAACGTCAGACAAAATTAATGGTAGAGTTAGTGGATATAAAAAGACTGACAAAGGCTGCGAACTGTTTGATTGAGTAAGCCCCGCTTCGGCGGGGTTTTTTACTATAGGAACGACAACCCTTTTTTTTAATTTAATTTTGCATTATATAGAAATAACAGGAGGGCCGCATCATGGCGAAAAAAACAACTGAGAAAAAACCAATGGGCAGGCCACCGTTTAAGGTATCAGATGAAGTGTTGGCAAACGCCACACGGTATATGTCGCAGGGTCTAAACGTCGATCAGTGCGCCAGAATGCTGGGCATTAGCAAGTCCACATTGATGCTTCATCAATCCAACAATTCGGACTTATCGGACAGCTTAAAAAGGGGGAGGGTTCAAGGAATTGAGGCCGTGACCAATACGCTGTTCAATAAAGCCGTCGAGGGCGACAACGTCTCAATGCTGTTCTGGCTCAAAAATAGGGGCGAGGGTGAGTGGGTCGAGAAAGTTGTCACCGACAACACAAACAAAAACACAACGCAATTAGACCTTACGAGGATATCCGATGAACAAATCAGTTCACTTGAAGCAGCTTTTGGGCAGCTTGACATTGGAACAGGTGAGAGCGGAGAAATATAAGCGAAGCCTGCATGAGTTTACAAAAGCCGCATGGCCGACGATTGAACCGGGTGTGCCGTTCAAAGATAATTGGCATCTTCAAGCAGTATCTGAACATCTTCAAGCAGTAAAAGAAGGCGAAATTAAGCGCCTGATCATCAACGTGCCGCCACGACACATGAAGTCAATCAGCGTGGCCGTGGCGCTGCCTGCTTGGACTTGGGCCACACAACCATCCAAGAAGTTCCTTTATGCGTCTTACGCCGCCTCCCTGTCGATCAGGGATAGCACCAAGTGCCGAAGGTTGATCGATAGCCCGTGGTACAAGGCGCACTTCGGTGACAAGTTTAAGCTGACCGACGATCAAAACCAGAAACAAAGATTTGAAAACGATCACACAGGCTATAGGATCGCCACCAGTGTCGGGGGCGCTTTGACTGGGGATGGGGGAGACATCATCTGTATCGATGATCCACACAACAGCGTGGAGGCCGACAGCAGCAAAGTCAGGGAGGGTGTGCTGGAGTGGTGGGATCAGGCCATGCAGACGCGCCTCAACGATCCGCAGACGGGCGCGTTTGTCATCATCATGCAAAGATTGCACGAACAAGACCTCACGGGACACATACTCGCCAATGAGCTAGGAGATGAGTGGGATCACCTATGCCTGCCTGCCAGATATGAGATCGGCCACCCAACGCCCAACAGATCAAGCCTTGGCTTCACAGACCCACGCACAGAGGAGGGGGAGCTTCTGTGGTCCGACAGGATGGATGAGAAGACCCTCACCAACCTAGAGCGGTCGCTTGGCTCCTACGCAGCAGCAGGGCAGCTACAGCAGAGGCCCAGCCCCAAGGGCGGCGGCATACTCAAGGCGTCATGGTGGGTGCCGTGGGAGCGAGAAGAGCTACCCGAAGTTTCGTATGTAATCCAGTCTTGGGATACAGCCTTTGAAACCAAGGAAAGCTCCAGCTACAGCGCCAGAACAACGTGGGGCGTGTTTAAGCACAATGGTCACG